GGTAGGGCGAGGCTCATCGTGTAGTGGAGTGTCCAGCCGAACCGCTCGCACAGGTATGCGACCTCGGCGGACGTTACTCCGCGCCTGCCTCGGCCTCGGGCTGGAAAAGCGCGGACACCACCTCTCCCATGGCGTCCAGGTCGGCAATGCCGAAAAGCCGCCCGGCGTCATCAATGGTGGCTTCGGGCTGGTCGTGGAGTATAGACCTCCAGAGTACGAAGCGAACGGCTTGCGCCTGCACGGCCTGGTTTTCCAGGCTGGAGAGGGGTCCGATCTCCTGCTCAAACGCGGCGAGGTCATTCAGGTCGAGGGAGTGGAGCTTGATGCTCCGGCCGCGAAGCTTGCAGGTGATAGAACCATCTGCAAGCCGCTGCAGGCCGGAGTCTTGGGTTGTGGTCTTCGTTGCCGTCTTGCGCATAGTTTCCCTCCAAAGGTGCGTTTCTCAGTCGTCTAGATCGCCGGCTCCGTGGTCCACGACCAGTCTATGGCCCCGTCCCGGCTGTTGCCGTTGAACCCGTAGCTCCAGCCAACCGCCGTGTTGGCGTCCACGAAGCCGAAGTCCTCGTTGTTGGGTTGCAGGTCCGTCAGGGTGATGATGACCGTATCGGTGCCGTTGGTGCCGGTCAACACCGCCCCTATGCTGTTGGGGAGCAGGTCGTCGGCGAGGTCCAGCGTTTCCTGCGGGATCGGGATGTCCGTAGTAAAGTCCACGGTCACGACTTCGGCCCCGTAACGACGAGTGTTCGGAAGGCGCATGGATCCGGCCGCCTTCGTGTTGGCGTTGCTGGTGAAGCTGCAGTTGTTGTTGAAGTTGATCGTCGCCGCAGTCACGCCATACTCGGCACCGCCAATCGTGATCACGAACTCGTAGTCCTCGATGGACAGGTTGCTCTCCTCGCCCATCGTGTCCCCGGAGTTGGTGGCGTAGTTAAGGCCACCCCAGGTGACCGAGGCTTGCAGGCCCTGCCCCTGGGAGTAGTTGATACTGCCCTGGGTTACCCAGGCCTTGTCGTGCTTAACGCCCCACTGGTCGGCACCACCGGCGAAATAGATCTCAGTCAGGGCACCACGCGGGTAGCTCGCGCGCAAGCCAGCCGCCACGAGTGCCTGGTTCGTGGCCGTAACGTCGAAGGTGACGTTCCCGCCTATCTGCGCGACACCGCCCCTTCGCATGATGTTTCCGCCAGCGCCCATGCGGCTGCGGGCGTCTGGGTTGAGCGGAAGGGCACCGCCGCCGAGAACACCGATAGTGGTGTCCGCGCTTGCGGTCCCGAAATGCAGCCATTGCCAAAGCCCGGTGATCGCTGCCTGTGCCATTGTGCTCGTGCCTCCTTCTCAGGCCCCGGGGGTTAGGCCCCCTTTAGGGTCTCATAGCTGACATCGCATACCACGCAGCGAAAGAGCTGCTCGGTGTTCTCGAACAGCGGGACGATGACCACCGGAGCTGCGGTGATGTGCCCCACCCGTATACCTGCGAGGCTCCTGGTGCCAATGTCGTGCATGAAGTCCTCGAACTCGTCGAACAGGTTGATCAGGGCGTCGTCGGCGGCGTCCGGATCGTCCTCGTTATCGGGGACCGCCAACAGGACTTCGTACTGATACCTGCGCTTCCAGTTATTGCCGCTCCCTGCGCTGGTCTCTCCGGCTGGCATGCCCAGCCATGTCACGATGACCAGGGCCGTCTGCCCCGTCGTCAGGCGCAGCGAGTGGCATGGGCCCACGCGCACTACGGCACTCGCAAGCGGCTCCACGGGCCAAGCCCGAAGGGCGGCGAGGAACGCTGTCTTGAATGTGCCGACCCGGACTTGACTCATCGGGTTACCCCAAAGACCTGCCGCAGGGTTCGGTCAAAGTCCGCGGCGATGTTGTCCTGCTGACTGACGAGTGCTGGCCTCAGGTATGGGTGCGGCTTCAAGACCACGAAGTCTTTGAGCACATACTGGGCCATGCCCTGGGCATCGAAGAGGAAGATCTTCCCGTTGATCCGCCGTATGTGCAGGGGCGTCCCGGCATTGCGGCGGTGTCTGGGGGCGCCCTTCATCGTCCCTATCGGGATTGCCAACATCTTTGCGTGCACCGGCCGGATGGTCCCGCCGAGTTCTTGGATGCGCCCATAGATGACGTGGGGGCCGATGTCCGCGGAGAGTTGGCTCTCGTTGGCGTCGACCATGATGCCTTTTCCGAGGTTGCCGGTCGGGTTGGCGAAGACGGTCGTGGTATTGAGAATCGCCTGCCGCCTCACCAGCTCGGCAGAGCGCGTCACAGCACGCATCAGCAGACGCCGGTCTGCCAGGCGTAGGTGGGCGGCGTCCAGTTCGTCGATGACCTCCTCGCCGATGAACTGGAGCTTTATCATCGCGACGCGCTCACCTGATTCAGGTCCAGGCGCACCTGGCCGTGGGGCTCTGGCAGGCCTGGGATGCGCTCCTTGCCCAGGACCGTGCAGCGCACTTGCTGCTCACGCGGCACAGCCTCCCACGTGCCGCCCTCGGCCTTGCGGTGCGTCTCGCGCACGCGGCACCCAATCTCCAGGTCCGCGGTGTCCTCGCAATACGCCTCGTGGGTCACCGGGTGGGAGTAGGCCTCGGCCCGGCTCTGTCGCTGCCGGGCATTGAGATGCAGGAGCAGGGCCTCGTGGCCCGTGACGGCCGTCTCGAATGCCGGGGCGTTGGTGTCCCCGGTCCCCTGGTGCTCGATCTCCAGCAGACTCGATGCGCTGTGGTTTGTGAGCAGGCTTTCCAGCACGGTTCCGACGGTGGCCCGGTTCATTGGGTCACCTCGTCGTCGCGCTCCAGGAGGAGGTTGGCCGTGTAGCTGAACCGCTCGTAGCTCGGCGAAATCTGCGCCTCCAGGCAGGCCCCGGTGGCGTCCTCCTCGTCGGCTTGCTCCCGAAGCCGCGTGGCCTGTTCCCGCAGTTCGCCCGAGATCTTGGTCAGGTCCTCGTCCACGTCGCCACGGCCGACGCGCACCGCCAGCTTGGCGTGGTTGGTGGCAAGGATTTCCAGCAGTTGCGCTGCGGTGCGCTTGACGCTGCTTCCGTTGGCGGCATAGACCGCGGCGATCTCTGCGTCGGTGAAGACGTAGTTGTCGCCGTCGGTGTCGTCAGTCAGCAGGCGGATCATGCCGGCATCGGTCGTCGGGTCGTAGGTGAACAGGACCGGCATGGTGTCTGCTCCTCTCTGTCATTGGAGGGGGCGTGGGGCGCCCCTGGACGGGGGACAGGAGCGCCCCACTGGGCGGGGAGGGAGCCGCCTACTCGGCTGCGGCCTCGCCGGTGGACTTGTAGCCACCGCGCCAGTCGGCTTCGTCGACGCCGAAGGTGAACCGCAGTTTGAACTCGATCTCATCGCTGAGGAAGTCGCCGTCGAAGGGGTCCACGGTGCCGCCCATGAGCTGCCGGGCGTCGCCCTCTTTCACATACACCCCGGGCGTCTCGTAACCGCGCAAGAAGCCGTGGCGCAAGGCAGGGCGGAACCTCGGGTCACAGAACAAGTACCACGCGGTGGTCCCGTTGGCGTCGCTGACGGCCTCCAGGAGCGGATCCACGATGACCTGCACGGAGCGGAAGACCGGGTTGTTGACCGGCACCGGCGTAGTGTTGCCGGTGACCACGCTGGTGCTCTCCACAAGCGGGCGGGCCGTGTACTCCAGAGAGTCGGGCACCACGAGGTAAAGCGGCCCGGTGTACACGGACACATTGCCCGCCGGGTCCGCGAAATGCCGGATGGTCGAAATGCCCGTGGCGAGGTTCTCGGCGTTGAGGGCTCCGCCTGCGCCGGTCTTCAGGTTCCCGCGCTGGGCGGTGAACAGCGTCGCGCTATTGGCGTACTTCTCGGTGAAGACATACTGCTGGGTATAGCGGGCCGATAGGCCGAAGGTCTGTGGATACTCCATCAACATGCCAAGGTCGCGGTTGTCGGACAGCCAGGCCTCCCAGGTGAGCGACCAGCTCGCCCCGAACTTGTAGGTGTGCGCCTCGAAGCTCTCGTCCGAGGGGTTGACGGCCAAGTACTCTCCGCCCTCGTCGACCTGGTTCACCTTGCGGGCGGCGTTCAGGCGGTAGTCCACGCCATGCCCGGAACCAGCCCGTGCTAGGGAGGTCGTGTCACGGCGCTTGGACAGGACCGGGTAGTTGATCGGCACCGACTCGTCGAGGTAACTAACGATGGTGCCACGGTCGATAACGTCGGCCATGAACGAGAAGTCGGAGGTCGACATGACCTCCTGCACGCGTGCGTTCTGGCGCGCGCGCTTGGCAAGTGCCCCGAGGCGGATGAACCGCTCGGTCGGAGCGTCATCCACGCGGGGCTGTACAGCCATAGAGAGACCCATGCTGGGTCACCTCACTTTCACTTGTGGTGGGTCTGGCTACTGCGCGGACGCGGTGACGTATGCCTTGATGTCGTCCCAGGGGATCGGGATGATCTGCACGCCGATGACGGCGGTCAGGCCCGAGCCCACGGCCTCCAGGGCGCGGCCGATGCAGACGCCATTGACGAAATCGCGGTTGATGGACGCGGCCACCGGGTCGTAGTACAGCCAGTCGCCGACGGCGACCGCGACGCTGGCGCCATCCTTGTCCTTGCCGTCCACGCTCAGCTTGTAACAGCCCATCGTGTCGAGCGTGATGAAGTCGGTGTCCTCGTTGTAGTCGGCGATGGCGATGCCGATGAGCTGCCCGGCGAGTACGAGGTCGCCGCTCGTCACATCGTCCAGGGTCGTGTCGGTCGTGCTGATGGTCACGTGAGTGCCCGCCTCGTGCGGGCCAAAGACTGCCTTGCTGTTCACGTCCACGTAGTTAGAACCGGCCATCGTGGCTCACCTCAGAACCAGCAAAGCCCGCCATTGCTGGCGGGCCGGGGTGTTTGCGGTTGGGTCGTGCTTCGCGGCGCTTGCGGCTAGCTGGGCAGTTCCTGCATGGCCTTGAGGGTCTTCGCGTCTACGCCCATGCTGCTCGCGAACTGGGCGAACTGCTCCTCGTAGGCCTTCTCGGCTTCCTGCGCGCGGGCGTTCTCAGTCGGGCCGGAGCCGGAGATCTTCGTCCGCACACCGGCCTCCTGCAGGACGGTCAGCGCATAGGCCCTCTCTTTGTCGCAGGCCTCCTGCACGCGGGTGGTGATCTGGTCGGTGGCGATGATCTGCCCGGAGAAGCTCTCGGTAACGCGAGCTTTCGCGGCGGGGCTCAGGTCGTCGCGTGCGTCGACAAGCGTCTTGACGGTGTGGAGGGTGGCCGACGCGGCCCTCTCGTCCTCCAGCGCCTTGATGCGGTCGGCCTGCTCCTGGGCGCGCTTGTCCTCGGCCTCCTTGGCCTCGCGCAGGGCACGGAGCTCTTCAATGAGCTTGAGGTCGTCTTTGGGCTTCTCTGCGTCGGCGGCCTCCTGCTCGCGCTTTTCCTCCTCGGCCTTCTCGGCCTCGGCTGCGGCCTTTGCGTCCTCGGCCAGCTTCGCGACCACGGCCTTTGCGACGGGTTCGGCGACGGCCTCTACGACGTGCTGGGTGATCTCGTCCATCTGCTCCTGGGTCAGGTCCATAGGGTTGCTCTCCTCTTGGGCGGCGGTCTCTAGAACCCGCCCGTTGGCGTTGCCGTCCGGGACGAAATCCACGGAATGGCAGTGTGTGATGGCTTCGACGACATGTACGTCACGCCCGTCGACGCGGCCTTTGCTGACTCTGATGTTGCTGTCGTGGGAGAGACCCACGGACAGCTTCGCGACCGGATCGTCAAGGATCGCCCTTACCTCTGGCAGGTGCGCGTGGCAGACGGCCTCCAAGTTCCCCTCCACACAGCGCACGGATCCAGGCTTGATCGTGGCGGCCCAATCCCGAAGGTCCCGGTGGGGCACATCGCCCCCGGGTTTGATGTGATTCATGTACATCTTCGCACCGGAGAACACTCCGGCGGCGGCGGCTTGCTCCTGTGTGCGTTTGGGGTAGTAACGTGGCGGCGAACCAGTCTTCGTCATGCCGTGGGCCAGGAACATGATGCGATAGTCGCCATCTCCGAGGGGCTCCACGGATCCCGCAGGCAGGAACTCCGTCACTCGCAATGTGGTCTCGTAGGGCTTCGTTGCGTTGCTCACCTGCTCACCTCCTGCAGCACCGTGGCGACCACGGCCTTGATGATCTCGCGCGCCAGCTCCTGTGGCGGCTGGCCCGTCCAGGGCTTAGCGGGCACGTACCGTGCGTCATTGAGCACAGGCAGTTCGGCACAGTGGCAGTTGATGACGTTGCCGGCGGAGCCGCTGGGGTCCCCCGGGTGTTGCAGCCACTCGCCCCCGACGAAGAACGGCTTGTCTATTGGCCGGATCTGCCCGCTTGCTGCGGCGTGGGCTGCACGCGGGTTGCTGCCCAAAGACAGCCACTCGTGGCCGTCCACGCCGTTGCGCAGCATCGCCTCGTGGTTCGTGACCCCGTAGGCGATGCTGGTCTCCGTCTGCGCGATGACCTCCGCCCTGTTCGCATACGTCGTCGGGAACAGGTCCTCGATCTCCAACGCGAGTTGGTCGGGCGGCAGGCCCTCCTTGTAGAACTGCTGAGCCATCATGTCCCGGAAGTCCGATAGCATCGTGTCCGTAACTTGGCCGCGAATCTTCTCGCCACGGCGGAGGAGTTCCCGCTGCATCGCCGGGTCTCGCAGGTGGAACGTGAACCCGTCACGGGCGTTCCAGCCCTCGCCGCGGCTCAGTAGTTCCTGGACCGTGGAACGCATATCCTCGTTGAGCGGAACCGCGCCTTTGCGCACCTCGCCCGGGCCGCCGGCCGCAAACCACTCGGCCTCGATGGCCTTCCAGATCGGGCTCTCGGCACTCGGCGGTGAGGCCGGCACCGGCAGGGCCTCCTGCGCTCGCGTGTTGACGCCGGAGGCCTTCAGGCCCTTGAGGATCGCCGGCTTGGCCCGGTCGAGGGCGGCTTGCCCACCGGCGTCGGCGGCCTCCAGGATGTACTTCCGCAGCACGTCCCTGAGCGCCGTCTGGTTCGGCATGCAGCTTGCCCGGATGGCGCCGGTCAGGGCCTTCTGACTCGGGGCGTCGTCCAGCCTCCGCACCCACGCCCAGCACTTGCGGTGCCAGGGCTCGATGACGCGAGACCGCAGTTCGTTGGCGAAGCGGCGCTCGATGTCGTCCCGCTCAGCGCTGGCCCCGAAAGGGGGACACCGCCTCCTGGGCGCGATCGTCGTCTATCGGCCCCGTCTCATCCTGCGGCGGCAGCTCAGGCTCTGCTCCCGGCTGGGCCGTCGGCGCTTGTCCATCGAGCTTGTCCTCCGGTGGGAACTGACGCTCCAGTATCTCGGTCACGTCGTTGCTGCCCAGGGCGGTATATGCCTGGTAGGCGGCTTCCCTCGGGTCCAGCAGCGTACCAGATGCAGCCGAGAGGGCTGTGAGTAGGGCCGCCACCGTTGCCGGGTTGTCGGGCTGCGCCGAAGGGAAGTCCAGGTCGAATGCACGGTCGACGCCCCGGGGCAAGCGCCTGGCGGGGAAGTCCTGCCGCTCTACCGCCAGCGCGATGGCCAGCGAAGTCAGGTCATTGCAGACAGCGCCCACTTGCTCCTGGCGGTCCTCGATGCGCCATATCGCGGGCATGTCCATAGCCGAAGCCGTGGCGAGGTTGCCGGTGCTCGCGTCGGCGTAAAAGTGCTCTCCGAAGCCAAAGGCCCGGATGGACTGCAAGTGCGTCTGGCGGCTTGCTGTCTCCAGGTTGCCGACGCCGCCGGTCGGCACGTTGATCGCGTCGAGCTGGACGTTCTGATTCTCCACCTGCAGGGCGGCGGTGCCAGAGGGTGGCGTCTTGAACGCCTTCGCCGCGTTCTCAATCGCGGTGGCGGACTTCGTGTTCAACTTCTTGCGCCACGCGAACATGGCCAGGGCCTTGCTCAGCGTCACGAGGTCGGAGACCGTCCGCGCGTGGGACCGGATCCAGTCATAGGCCCGGTAGGCCTCCGGGATCCCCCGTAGCCCGAGGGTGTTGGTGCGCACCTGGTAGCACAGCGCCACGGGACCGGCTTGCTCCAGCAGACCAGCGCGGGAGAGGAGGTCGGCTATGTCGCCATCCCACTCCGGGTCTTCGGCGTCGAAGGTCTCGCTCAGCAGGTAGCGCCAGCAACGCCAGTCGGCGTAGTAGGCCACGCGCTCTTTGCCCGGCTCGTAGCGGCCCGCCTGCACGTCGTAGACCTGTGGCCGGTACTTGCGCCGGTACAGGATCGGCTTGAGGGCGTTCTCCGGGTGGGCGATGACCTCGACGATCTCGCCGACCGGCAATTCGGAGAGCTTGACCGTGCTCTCTGTGATGCTGGCGTGTACTGCGAGGAACCGCTCTCCCTCCACCATCAGGGCGGTGGAGGTGCGCGTCATCGCATCGCGGCTGAAGAGCGCGAGCCCGTTGTCCTCGTCCTCCCACAGGCGGTCTACGACCTCCTGCACACGGGTGTCGGCGGCTCGCGGCGTGTCGATGCCACGCCCGAAGGCACCCGAGGAGAGGAGTGCCGCGGCCTGCCCGAGCGATGGGTCTATCTGCCAGGCTTTGATGCACTTGGCCCGGATGTCGGACAGTTCGGTCTGCGAGAGGTCGTAGGTGCCGGAACCCTCGGTCAGCTTGCGCCAGCCGATGTCCTCCTCGGTCAGCTCCTGCGCAAGCTGTGAGGCGATGCTCTCGCTCACCCGCGCAAAGGCAACGTCGGCCCGGCGCTGGAGGGCCTGCGCCTCGAAGGTCTCCCGTACCCGGTCGAATATGCTCACAGTCGCGCAGCTCCTAGTCGCTCAGGTTCGAAGTCGGGTAGCAGGTCGTCGGTGTAGACGGTCTCTTCGGCGGTGGCGATGGACAGGCCCATCACGGCGTAACGCAGGGCGTCCATCGCGTGGTCGAACTCCTTGGCCGGGTCGGCGTCTTCCACCGGGTTCCCGTCCGTGTCGGCCCGCCAGTGGTATTGGCCGAACTCCGTTACCACGTTTGGCGCCGCGTGCTCAAGCACACGCAGGCGAGTGGTCGCGAGGAGGGCCTGCACGGCCTTGACGCCGGGCATGCGCCGGTTGTCGGCCTGGTAGGCAGGCAGCCCCGCCATTAGGAAGTTCTGGATGGCGTTGGGGTCCTCCGGGTCGCAGAAGAAAGCCTGCACGCCCCACCGCTTTCGCAACTCCAGGGCCTCGGCAACCCAGTCGTTGCCGGGGTCCCCGGAGACCACCTTGTTCCGCTCGTACACCTCGTCGACCAGCCAGACATTCCCGGAGCCATCCTCGGCCAGGACCACGATGCAGCCCGGCGCCCGAAAGCCCCAGTCCACACCAGCGGCCACGCGGACGAAGCGCGGCGTCGGCCCCGGTATGTCGTGGGTCTCCGGCGCATAGTCCTT